ACAGTACATTAGCATACATATCCCTGTATCATGCACTACCTCATCAAGTAACTACTACCTATCCCTACCTATCCCTACCTATTCTTAACACACACATCCCCACTTGGCCCACTCACACACGCGATAGCAACAGATACTCTGTTGCCCACGCGATAAGCATGTGCTAGCTGTATTGTGCCACCCATGAGGAACCTGATAGGTTCCTTCAGCAACACTTCGTGTTGCATGCTCTGCTGTTATGTCTCGATTATACACGCATCTACCCCCACCCCTTATCTTGACCCCACCCCCGGGGTTTACTTTCTGTGTGTATGTATATATAGTACACCTATTCCCACGATACCCAGATTGTGCAATATAACTTCTTTGGTCTAGGAGTTTACTAAAAGCAATATATAACAAGCTTAACTGGTGAAAAGTGACACTAAGTGTTATAAACCTTGATAAAGCTTGATAAAGCTACTTATATGTAGCATGGCGCGCAAAATGAGTATATGGCGCGTAAAGCGATTATATTGGCGCGCAAATAAGAATGAGGAACCTGATAGGTTCCTTCAGCAACACTTCGTGTTGCATGAGGATTATGGGGAAGTAGTTTCCAGGAAAGCAACTACAGATTTGAGGATGAGTCGCTTTGCCAGCTTGAGCTCTTGTACATTGACTACATCAGAGTATTTCTCTAGCATCATCTGGCATTCATTGAATTGATCACATTTAATTGCGAATCTATTAGAAGGATGGCCCTGGTAGTCACGTTCGTCGTATTTAAAGTACGATGATTCCAGGTCGGGCCTTATCCTTGGTAGGATCTTATGTAGGGGTTGTTTCATGGGCTACGAATCAAACCCTAGCACTAAACGACATTTATCGTCATTATATACTGGAGTTATAGAGGTAAGTGATTGTTTTATAGTCCGTAGCATATGTAACCCTAAATCTTCTTCGTGAGCGGCTAGCTGTATAATTACTTGATCTTCAGTAGGAATAATTGAATAAGCTTGAGCAGTAGGTAACTCTATGTCTCGTAAGTCATTGATAGTAATAGACATTAGGTTATGTTCCCCTAACCAGGTACCTGAATCCATATCATTCCCTTCATCAGTTAGCAGTAGTCCTTCAGGCAGTCCTTGCTTGAATTTGTGGCAATGGTCGTCAATGAAGCAGCGATTGAGACTAGAGCAGGATTGTATGACATCGGAGAGTTTAGTCACCCACACGTCATGTTCCTTGTGCTGTAGTATACTGTGTACGTCACATCCCATGGTATAACTCCTCTATATTCAATGTGTTACTAGTGTCTGTAGGTACTGTATTAGTATCGACGACGTAGTGATAGTGTTATTATAGCAGACACCGCAAAAAAGTCAAGCATCCCTTCTTGACAGATTGGGTCGACTGTGCTATACTATAAGCTTCGGATAGTTACGGTTTTATTCCAACATCTCAATAATGTTGTGTTAAACCAGGCAGCAGCCGCTATCCGTCCTCATTCACTATGTAGAGGAGGTGATCCACATCTAGCCGGAACTTACGTGCATTTATGGGAATTTCGCTACCTCAGGACCGGTTTGGCAGTAAGGCTCTCTGCCCTAACAAAAGAGCTCTGCCCGCATGGGGGCTGGGTTTCTTAGCTAACCCAAATCCATGCACCCTTTTTATCTTACAGGATGTATATGAATATAATTATGAGATTGACCCTGTTCTTGTTTATCGTGGCTACAGGATGTATTGTCCTCTTTGACTACGCAGTACCTAGGTTTAAGAATATACCCATGGTAATGGGACTGTTTTCCACAGGACCAGAAATCGCCCCCTACAAGATCTACACTCATAAAGATAACTCTATTCATATATATCTTTCAAGCACAGTAGAGAGATCAGAGAAGTACACAGACTTACTTATGTTTCTCTCAGAACGAACTGACAAAGACAAGATCCTGGTTCATATCAATAGCTTTGGTGGATCAGTAAGTGCAGGGCTTCAATTGATTAACGCTATCAATTTTAGTAAAGCACATATCACAATGGTGGTAGAAGCACCTAGTTACAGTATGGGCGCCTTGCTAGCTTGTGTGGGAGATAAAACTATTATTAGACCCATGGTCTTCTTGATGTTTCATGATGCCTCTGGAGGCTCACAAGGAAAGTTAAACGAAACAATCAAACAATTTGAAGGGATGCACAAAACATTAAAAGAAGCCTTGGTTAACAATTGCGTGAAACGAGGTGTTCTAACTTCTTATGAAGTGGATACTATTCTTGATGGACAAGACTTATATTTACATTCGGAACAAATATGGGACAGAATGTCGCGATCCACGAAATAGAGATTGGCCCTCATTTCTTAACAGTATACACAGATAAATATAGAGAGATGTTAGACGCAGGTAAGAAACTATATTTACTGTTCGTTAAGAAACATGAGGATTTGGCTCACTTACAACAGAGAGACTTTAGACATGAGCCAAATGATCCAAAGGTATATCATCCCTTTGGACCTCCGATTACTTACCGACAATACTTTAGACATTTTCATCTTAGATATGCTCGACTACCGACTCAGAAAGATATCGATCACGTACTTATCTTAGCAGCAGAAGCAGGATTCCACATCTCGACTGAACTTAAGATAACTAATTTATATGATAACAACCCAGATCAACTAGAGTATCCAGCAATAGATTATGACAATTATCTCAACTCAATCAAACGAATCCGAGAAGAATAAGATTCCATACTATTCTCATTACTTAGATGCACTGTGTGTTACTACAGAACGTATGTATAAACATAAGACAGGCGAAGCTATTAAGATACAACGCAGCAGCATTGAGCAACTACAGAATGAAAACAGTATAGAGTTTAAAGTTCATTTCCCCAAAGCACAGTCGTATTATTTAACTGCGCACTATATTAACACTAACTGGAGCATTGATCGTAATGCGTGGGAAATAGGGAACGGCTTGTATCGTAAGCGTAAGCTGCATACCCAATTATATTAGAGGAATAACGAATGTCAGTATCCTACGGGACAAGCGGCGTAAGCATAGCGGCAGCAGTAGCTGCCTCGTCCTCCGTATATGAACTAATAGAAACCCAGACGTTTAGCGGAGCAAGTACCACCACTAGTGTGGAGTTCAAAAATCTAAGCTCTGCCTATTATATGTATGAACTTATCGTAGAAGAAGCTACTGTTACCACTGATCAGGTATACGCGGCAATGAAATTCTCAGACGATAACGGAGTAACCTTCGAAGAAGGAGCATCAGATTACCGTTGGTTTGTCGAATCATTTGCTTCAAGCAGTAATCTTCAAGCCGACAGTGCGGATACCCAAATGGCATTAAATCCTACGACAGGGTTGTTTGGAAATGCGGCGGGAGAAGTATGGTCCGGACAAATAAAGATATACGATCCTATGAATGCTGCAACTAAAAGTAAGCTTATAGGCGATGTGGTATATGATCGGCACAACGCGGCCTATATTAGTCGCGGTACTTGCGGAGGTATCTACGATACAGCCGTCGCCACTAATGCGTTCCAATTCTACATGGTCACTACCGATTTAACAAAACGAACAATAGACGGTGGTATATTTAAACTGTACGGCTTAAAAGCGAGTAGCTAAGATGGCAGTATGGGAAATCATCGAGACTCAAACCTTCTCTGGCGTATCAACCACAGAAGCAGTAGAGTTCAAAAATCTAAGCGCAAACTATATTGCGTACCGGCTAATTATCGATCAAGCCTCGTGTGATCAAGATGAAACCTATATGGCAATACAGGTATCAGTTGATAACGGAGATAACTATATAGTGGGAACAACAGACTACCGCTGGGGAACAGACGTGATCCACAGCTCTTCTACTTATAATAGAGATTCGTCAGACAACCAGATGTTGATGATTCCTTTTCAATCGGAAGTAGGTAACTCAGGTTTGTCTCAAACGATCACGGCAGACATTATGATTTCCGACCCCATGAATCCCACCAGTATGACTAAGTTTGTGGCCAGAACATTATACGACCACTACTCAGCCCTTAATATTACAGGTGGCTGGGGAGCAGGTAACTACAAAACAGCAGCAGCTACAAACGCCTTTAGAGTTTACTTTTCTCTGGTGAGCCCGAAGACCGTCCATACTACAGACGGAGGCACGTACAGACTGTACGGCCTTCTAGCAGCTAACCCTTAATAGGAGTGAACAATGGCAATAAACACAAGTGTAGCGCTATCATCTGTTGCAAGCACCGTCTGGGTTCTCTTAGACCCAGAGGTTAACCCGTTCAGTGTATCGGTAACAGTATATTTAACTGGCACTCCGACTCTAACATATTCAGTTGAGTATACCAGCGAAACGGTAGTCGATGGCAGTGCAACTATAACTAATTTTATTGACTTGCTTTCAGCTAAGACCGCAAACGCAGATGCAAATATTGTGGTGCCTGTTGCAGGTATCCGTTTAACAATAGACTCTTGGACTGCCGGCACTGCTACCATGATTGTACGACAAGCAGGGAATACAAGGGTAAGTAATTAATGACCGAACAAGAGATTATACAGGTCCCTAATAACTTTACACCACGCCCGTATCAACTGGCATTGTTTGAAGCCATGGACGGAGGTAAGAAGAGAGCCTTCCTACGGTGGCACAGACGAGCAGGTAAAGATAAAGCGTGCTGGTGCTACATGGTTAAGGAAGCAGCTAGGGTTCCAGGAAACTATTTCTACATCTTTCCTACTGCCGCACAAGCTAAGAAAGCATTGTGGGAAAACATAGACAACGACGGGTTCAAATCCCTGTACCATATGCCTCAACAGTTAGTAGTACGTAAGTCTAACATTGAAATGGTTATAGAGATCACCAACGGCTCCACGATACGGGCTATCGGGTTAGACACTAACCAAGATAGTATCCGAGGAGTAGCTTGTAAAGGAGCTGTGTTCTCTGAGTTTGCATACCAGGACCCTGATGCTTATAAGGTCTTGATGCCATCACTGAGAGAATCTAAAGGCTGGTGTATCTTTAACAGTACACCCGAAGGCAGGAACCATATGTACGAAATGGATATTCGTGTTAAGAATGCTCCAGGATGGTACTACTCTACATTACAGACTTTATATCCAGGGCAGGATAACTACTCTGGGTTACTTAATCCCGAAGACATTAGACAAGTACAGGAAGAAGAAGGACTGACCGACGAAGACATGGAACGTGAATACGGTGTATCATATGCCGCCGGTATGAAGGGCGCGTTCTGGGCAGAAAATATAGAGAAGGCTTACACCTCAGGACGTATTGGGGAGTATGGACATAGCGACCAGCTATGGGTTGACACCTTCTGGGATTTAGGAATGAGTGATGATACTGCTATCTGGTTTAGACAAGTAACAGGTAACAAGGTTATATTCATTGATTACCTAGAGGATAGTAATAAAGATTTATCCTTCTATGTAGAGAGATTACTTGAGAAGGGATATAACTTTAGAACACACTACCTCCCTCATGACGGTAAGCATCGATTAAAGATGGTGAACCTCACGACACAGGATATGTTAAGAGAACTGTGTAAGCAAGCTAAGATATCGGACGATGTAGTTGTAGTAGATAAGCTGCCAGTCCAAGACGGGATCAATGCGGTAAGAAGCAGGTTTTCTCGATACCATTTCAACATAGGATTATGTGCAGATGGAATCGAAAAGATCGCGCTATACCACAGACGATGGGATAAGAAACGGAAGACATTCTTAAAAGAACCGGTGCATGATTGGTGCTCTCACGCCGCAGATGCTCTTAGAACAGAAGCATGTGCAGAAGAGTTTGGACAAGATCCCTTTATGGAGAACCATATTAAAGTAGTCAACGACTTTAATATATTTGACTTATGAGCATAATTATCAGGGAAGATTCATTCGTAGAGAATATGACTGAAGCAATGGAACTTATTAAAGACCATTGGGGCGAGACAGGTTATGCAGGCGGCCCTAAAGAATATGTTCCAGACTTAGGTCTGTATAGACGATTAGAAGAACATGGAGCGTTGTGTTGTATCTCAGCTAAAGATGGCGATAAACTTGTAGGCTATCTCGTGTGTGGGGTGACTTATCATCCGCATCATTTAGGAACTAAGTTCGCTACCTCAGATGTCTTCTTTGTCGTTCCGGAATATAGAACTGGCTCATTAGGGATTAGATTAGTTAAGAAGATGGAAAAAGTACTTAAGGATAAATTCGGTGTCTCATACTTAATGATGGTAGAGAACGCCAATAAGAACATTGGAAGTATATTTAAACGATTAGGATATCAGGTTTCTGATATTACTCATACCAAACGACTAGGAGAATAACATGGCAGCAGCAGGCGGACAAGGATTACTGAGCGTGGTGGGGCCGGTCTTCGGATCAATCTTCTCATCCTTATTATCCCCAGGAGCTCCCGAGCCAGCGGCACCCCCGCCTCCTCCCGCAGCACCTGGAGCAGAACCTACAGTCCAACCTGAAGGTACTCTGGACAGAGAGGCTACGAAGTCAAGGGCAATCCAGCGACAACAAGATCTCTCTAAGAAAGCTGGGATATTAAATATCCAAGCAGAAGATGAGCTCTCTCGTAAAACATTATTAGGAGATTAATTATGGGCAGCACCGGCGTGATAGGTCCAAATGCAGTACGTCATCCTGAAGCATGGTTTCAATATAGGTTGGACACTATCAAAGACCACCCGAAGGCACAATATGGCCCACAAAGCAGACACGGGTTCCCATTTCCCAACAATCCACTAACGTATAACGGTAAAATGAAACGTGGTGATTGGATCCGGCAAGAACAGCACAACAGACTGCAAATATTTGGGGCTCGCGGCGGAGTAGACCCAAGGACTGGGAAACAGTATGTAGTCCCCGATTTAAGTCTGGACGGCAAATGCTATAATCCTAACGGTGTAGCCAGCGTTTCCACAGAGCAAGCCGGAGCAGCTGGAGCAGAAGTTCCTCCCGGCGGCGGTGCAGTAGGAGATCCATCAGCTCCTGTCAAGAAGAAGAATCGTGCAGGTTTATTAGGCCAAGGTACTAACCTTGGCATTAAAACATTATTAGGAGAATAGATATGGGCGGACTAGTCGGAGGAGCACCAAGCATCCCTTCAGCTCCACCTCTACCCCTTCCTCCACCTCCAGTCGAGGTGAAGAAGGATGTGGAACAACGAAACAATTCAGATTTAGATAGATTACGCCGAGGCAATCTACAGCGCGGCGGAGCCACGAACCTTGAAGGTGACAACACCGGCAAAACACTATTAGGATAACCTTATGGCACAGTTAAGACCTGAAGAATTAATCCGTCAGTCGGATCGACTATTTCATTCGACTGAACGAGAGAACGCAGAAGCCCAATGGGAACTGCTATCAGAGTTTGTGTTACCGACACAATCTGGTATATTCAATGGAGAAGATTCTCCAGGACGCAAGAAGACTGAGCGTTTGTATGATTCCACTGCTATTAAAGCTAACCACGATCTGTCGTCAGCTATACATGGTACTCTTACTAACCCCGCTACTCGCTGGAGTAAGATTAGATTTAAATCAGATGAACTAAATAATGATAGAGAGGCTGTGGTATGGATCGAAGAAGTTAACAAAGCTATTCACTCTTCGTTAAATGAATCTAACTTTGATACACAGATCTCTAAATCTTATCAATCATACCCTTCCATGGGTAACATGATTCTACTACACGAACCCGATGATAAAGATGGCTTCCGGTTTACTTCTATTCACTTAGCTAACATAGCTTGGATGGAAAACAAAGATGGTTTAGTAGATACTATATTCCGTAAGTTTAAACTTACAGCTAAGCAAGCAGTAGAGAAGTTTGGAACCAAGGTAGGCGATCATATTCTTAAAGCTGTGGAGAAGATGCCTGATAAAGAATTTAACTTCTTACATGCTGTGGTCCCTAGGGATCCTAAGGAAGTAAAGTTAAATGATGCCGGACTTGCGGCTCCAAAACAACGCCCGTTTGCATCTCTATATATGGATGCTGTAGATAAAACTATGTTAGACGAACAAGGGTTCTATGAGTTCCCTATCTATGCAGTACGATGGTCTACCATGCCAGGTGAAGTATACGGCAGAGGCCCGGGACATATTGCTCTTCCGGATATTAGAACATTGAACAAAGGTATTGAAATTTCCTTACACGCCGCTGCAAAGGCAATTAACCCTCCTATCCTCGCTACCCAGCGTGGTATCTTAGGTACGCTAGATCTACGGCCAGGTAAGCTGAGTGTGGTTCGTGACCTAGACGGTATCCGTGAGATGGTTACCCAAGCTAGATTTGATGTAAGTCAGTTTACTACAGAAGACCTTAGAAAATCTATTAGAGAAGTGTTCTTCTTAGACAAGCTACTGTTACCGCCTAGAACAGAAACAGGTGAGATGACAGCATTTGAAGTAGCTCAACGTGTAGAACAAATGCAGAAGGTATTAGGGCCTACACTATCCAGATTGAATTCAGAATTATTAACACCGCTTATTGTACGGTGCTTTAAGATGCTTCTACGTGCTGGGGTATTACCACCTGCGCCAGAGGCAGTACAGCGACTAGGCGCAGATGTAGAGATTATATTTGTTAACCAATTAGCTCGTTCACAACGATTTGAAGATATCACTAATATCCAAGGATGGGTACAAGATTTAACTATGTTAGCACAGATTAAACCAGAAGTAATTGATTATATCAATGCTGATGAGATTGCTAAACATACAGCTAAGATTAGAGGCGTACAGGAAGCCGCTGTATCAGGAGACAAGGAAGTACAGCAAATGCGTCAACAACGAGCACAACAGCAGCAGATGGCCCAGGCTTTAGAAGCCGGAGGCAAGATGGCTGACATACAAGCTAAGACTGAAGGATCTAAAGGAGGAGACCAGTAATGTGGAAAAAGGACCCGGCGGATACGCTGATACAAGAGACACGTGATCAACTGAAAGAACTACATAAACTATTTACGAAAGTATTTACAACACCTGATGGAAGTAAAGTCTTAATGGAAATGAAACTTCGACATGTGGGAGAAACAGCTTTAGGAGCTACGCCACAAGAGACTGCTTACTATCTAGGTAAAAAGGAATTACTGGAAGATATCCAGAATATCTTACAATTGGATGAACAAGCTATCGATGAGGTAGACTTTATTCAAGTGTACGATGATTTAAATGTCGATGACTAGGAGACGATACTATGACAGATGAAGCACATAACATGCCGGATGACAACTCAGCAAGCGCTACGGTTAGCCTTGATGGGCCTGAAGCATCGGATCGTGTGGAAGCTATTGCCCCAATAGGGTTTTTAGACCAACTTTCAGAGGACTTAAGGGACGAAGCAAGCTTAAAGGATTTCAAGGATGCTAATGCATTAGCCAAAAGCTATGTAAGCGCACAGAGGATGCTTGGGAATTCAGTTCGAATACCTGGAGAAGATGCAGGTTCGGAGCAGTTAAATGAATTTTATGGTAAGTTGGATAAAATTCCAGGACTTATGAGACGACCAGATTCTGATGACCTAGAGGGTATGTCAGAAGTATATAAAACCTTAGGGCGTCCTGATAGACCTGAAGAGTATAAAGTAGAGTTCGCAGATGGAGTTAATCCTGACCCGGCTACCTACAGTCAATTCACTAATCTCGCACATAAAATTGGATTGAACAATCAACAAACACAACAACTAGTTCAGTTTGAAACTGAACGAATGTCAGGCCAACAAGAAGCTTTAGCAGCTAGCCTAGAACGTGGTCAAACAGTTCTTAAGGACAAATGGGGTAGTGATTTTAATAATCGCCTCCAAGGCGCTAAACAAACACTCGAGGCTTATGGGGAACAAGATCCTACCAGTGCTCAGGAGTTAAACTATTATCTCCAGAACACATCATTAGGTTCCAACCCTATCATGGCTGAGATCTTGTCTGAGATGCATGGTGTGTTAAAAGAGTCTGGTACCATCACAGGCACTCAAACAATCAACTATGGTGTTTCAGCTGAAGAAGCTAAATCACAGATTGATGAAATTAGAACCAATTCGGGTCATGCATTTCATAACGAAATGGACCCAAATCATAACGCTGCAGTAGAGAAGGTTCGCAAACTCTATTCGATTGCGTATCAAGAGTAAAGGGTAGCCGCAAGGTCCTCTAAATTGATGAAATACAATACACTAGTCCGGAATTTCCGGATAGCTAGAGTAAAGTAGATTTGCGTTTGGTTATGTTTTTAATTACATAAGGAGACGTTTCAATGTCTACACAAGTAAATAAAGCGTTTGTCCAGCAATTTGCCGACAACCTGATCCATTTGGCTCAGCAAAAAGGAAGTAAATTGCGCGGTACAGTACGCAACGATCAAGTGACTGGTAAATACGCTCACTTTGAACGATTAGGAGCTACTTTGGCATCAAAACGTACGTCTCGTCACGGCGATACGCCGCTTACCGATACTCCACACTCCAGACGTCGAGTTGTACTCGAAGACTGGGAAGTGGCAGATTTAATCGATAAACAAGACGAAGTTCGTATGCTTATTGATCCGAAGTCCGCTTATGCTCAAGCAATGGGTAATTCCCTCGGACGTGCGTTAGATGATATTATCATCGATGCCGCTGACGGCAATGCCGCTGCTATCGATGCAGCTGACGCATCATCAAATGTAGCAATTGTACATACGATTGATGAAGATTTCACGACTGGTAACTCTGATATTATCATGGAGAAAGTCGTGGAAGCAAAACGTATCTTGATGTCAAATGAAGTACCTAATGATGAAGAGTTAACTTTTGCTCTTGATTCTACAGCTCTACATAATTTGCTGAAAGAAACTGAAGTCAGTTCTGCTGATTACAATAGTGTGAAAGCACTTGTACGTGGTGAACCAGGTACCTTTATGGGCTTTAACTTCATTCAAACTGAACGTTTGAACGATAGCTCAGAGGGGTTTAAAAACTGTCTAGCTTATGCAAAATCAGGTATTGGTCTTGCTATGGGTAAAGACATCCAGGTTCGTATGTCAGAACGAGACGATAAGTCTTACGCTACACAAGTCTATGCTTGTTTGACCGCGGGCGCTGTCCGTATCGAAGAAGAAAAGGTTATTGTAGTCGAAGCTTACCGCACGTCTTAATATTACAGGAGAATAGTTATGGCTGGTGAAACACAGAAAACAACTGCTCTTACTAATCGTGAGGCAGGTACTTTGAGAGACGCTCGTTTGGCTGCAGGTAAATTAGTCGTTGCGCACGATCAACATCAGTTCGCAGCTGCTACTGAACTAGAAGCCGCTGACGTGCTTTTAACTAATATCGATATTCCGTCCAATGCAATTATTGCGGATATTGAGATTTACAACGATGATTTGGACACCGCTTGTAGTGCTGCGTTAACCCTTGACGTTGGGTTACATGCTGCAGAAGCATTTACCTCAGTGACCAGTGGTACCAAGACTAAACGCGTTGAAAACGGCGTGTTAGATCTTGACGTGTTAGTAGATGGTGCGACCACAGGTCAAGCCGCTACAACTAACTGGACATCGTTGGTTCCAGATTCTACAACTTTAGGTCCTGAAGATGCGTTAAAACCTCTTTGGAGTCTATTAGGATACGATGAAGATCCTAAGGCAAAGTTTAGAGTAAGCATCACATCCGCTGTTGCATCTGCTGCCCTCAGCGCTGCAGGCGATCTAGCGATCCGTGTTACCTACGTAGTAGACTAACACAGAGCCGACGGGGCGCGGTTAATCGCTCCACCTAATTCAACAAGGGGATAAACAGTGAGTTCAAAACGATGTCCAAAAGGTACAGGAGGTGAATTATCAGTAGCAAAGTAGATATATGTAACTTCGCATTAACCAAGCTCGGTGCAGCACGCATCACGTCTCTGACGCAAAACACCCCTGAGGCTAAAGCTTGCAATGCGTT